AAAGATGATAGATAAATTAAAAAGTAAAGCTATGCATTACTGGTCAGACCACAAGATTGAATGTCTTGTAGTTGTTGTTCTTGTTGTAGCTTATATTGTTAAGTAATGAATTTAGTAGATTTACTTAAAAAAAATATAGTAATGGTTCCGGTTGTAGCTTCGGTTATAGTCGGAACTTTTACAGGTGTTAGATATATAGTAAATCTTACAGATACAATAAATCAAAACGAATTAAGACTTACCAACCTTGAAAGAGATGTTGGTGTATTAGAAACAAGTATTACAGATATTAACACGAGATTATCTTCTGCTGAAGCTACTTGGCAGATGGCCGAAAATTTATACAGAACTTTAGCTGATCAAGTTAGAGAGCACACTTACGATATAAAAGATTTAAACAGAGAAATGAACTATTAAGGATTTATGCAACATGGAGATAGCCAGGATGGATTACAGATTTACAGCGATACTGATTGTGATGATGACTTTGTTAGCATTGTTTGGTGGACCTGCGCATAGCAGAAATGACTATCTTAATAATGGTACTAGTACCTGTAGCACTGGTGATGTTAGCGTATCAATCGAACAGAGGGACTCAGAGAATAGGTATAGACACTTTAATTCTGATAATAATTATGACAGCCCTTCTGATGATAGGTCCTTACGTCTTACTTTTAGACACTATCTAGGATCAGCCTGCACTGATGATTTTAAAAAAGTACAACAAGAGAATATGGAGTTAAAACAACAACTAGAATTAATGAAAATGTGTGGAAAAGTAAATAAAAACCCTACTTTAAAATACAATCCAAACTTCCATTTGCTGGTCGCAAAATGCTCTGGTATATTAGTGAAGGATGAAAATCAGGAAAGACCTGAAGGTAGTGCTTGGGATGACCTAAGAGATGATTATCAAAAATTACCTGAACACAAAGATAAAAAATTTATGGGTACAAAGGATATAATGAAGAATAACACATTAAAAACACCACCCAAAGATTATATATTACCATTACCAAAGCCTAAAAAATGAGCCAAGATAGACAAGTTAGATTTAGTGATACAACATCAGTAGCCATGCCAATTAAAAATATGATTGGTATAGTTGTTGCAGTTGCTATGGGTGTGTTTGCCTATACTGAGGTCACTGCTAGACTAACATCGTTAGAGACATCACGTGAATTGTTTCAAGCTGATCTTCTAAAAAAAAGTGAGCAATTGCCTACGGACCAAGAACAATACATGTTAATAGAAGATTTATATAAAACAACAGAGAAGTTAGAGAAAACTCAAGAACAAAATATGACTAACAAAGTTAATATAGAATTTTTAAAAGCACAACTAGAAAAAGCATTAGATGATGTTGAAAATTTAAAAGATAAAGTTAGGCGAAATGGAAATGGTACACACGAATGATTGAATCTGTTGTAGCTTTATGTATGTTTATAGCAGGAGAACTAACAGAGCATCGTATTCAACCTGCAATGAGTGATTGTTTAAAAGGTAAGCGAGTTGCAGAAAGATCTTCTAGCGATAACATAGAATATAAATGTGGTAAAGTAGAAGCAGAAATAGAAAAAAATATTGATGGTAGCAAAGCAATAAAAAAAATAATAGAATGAACCTTTCACAAAATTTCACTCTTCAAGAGTTAATCAAATCAGACACGGCTATACGTTTAGGGATTGATAATAATCCTAACTCTGATCAAATAGAAAAATTAAAAACATTATGTGAAAATGTATTGCAACCGGTCAGAGACCACTTCGGTAGAGTTAAAATCACATCAGGGTTCCGTACTATTCAGCTTTGCCAAGCTATAGGGAGTTCAGAAAAATCTCAACATGCAAAAGCCGAGGCGGTTGATTTCGAATGTATAGGAGTTGACAACGCTGAAGTAGCTGATTGGGTCCATATGAACTGTGAAACAGATCAGCTGATCCTCGAGTTTTACACACCTGGAGAACCAAATTCCGGATGGATACACGCAAGTTACATACCTTATCAACCAAGAAGACAGTTTATGCATGCTTATAGAGAGAATAAAAAAGTTAAATACAAACCAATTATAGGAAAGGCGAAGGACTTAATATAATGGCAATAGGAAGAGGACAAATAACTGCACAAATAAACGGTAAGTTAAGAGGGGCTAGAGGTGAAAAAAAGAAAAAACTACAATTTAAAAACAAACTTAATCGCAAAAAAGCTAAGGTCTTCAAAGTTTAGTCAAAAAGTGATACAATCCAAGAAATTGTACAACCGTAAAAAGGATAATAATGGCGACTTCAGGGACGACTACATTTGATCTATCTATAGAAGAAATTATACAGGAAGCCTACGAAAGATGTGGTATGACTACAACTAGTGGTCATAGTTTAAAATCAGCTAGAACTAGTTTAAATTTATTGTTTGCAGAATGGGCCAATAGAGGTATCCACTTATGGAAAGTATCCTTACATGAAAATCAATTAGTTTCTGGACAAGCTGAATATTCAGTAAGTTCTGGAGTAAGTGATGTTCTTGAAGCATTTGTTTCAACTACTGGTGCAGGCTCAAATACAACAGATACTCAAGATGTTGCTTTAACTAAAATTGACAGATCTGCTTATTCAGCACTTCCCAATAAATTAGCCGTAGGTCAGCCTTCTCAATACTATGTAGCTAGGCAAGATACTCCAAAAATATATTTATACCAAGCCCCTAATTTAAATACATATACTTATTTAAAGTATTATGTAATTAAAAGAATTGAAGATGCTGGATCTTATACTAATGATGCTGATGTAGTATTTAGATTTTTACCTTGTATGGTTGCAGGACTTGCTTATTATTTATCTATGAAAAATTCACCAACGCTTGTACAACAAAATAAATTAATTTATGAAGACCAACTTAAGAGAGCTCTTGATGAAGATGGTCAAAGAGCATCTACGTTTATTACACCTCAATCTTTTTACCCTAATGGAATATAATAATGGCAAAATGGGCAACAGGTAAAAGAAGTTTATCAATATCAGATAGATCTGGAATGGCTTTTCCTTATACGGAAATGGTTAAAGAATGGAATGGTTCTTTAGTTCATTATTCTGAATTTGAACCAAAACACCCTCAAATAAGAAGAAGACATTTTACTGCTGATGCAATCGCATTACAAAATACAAGACCACAACGATTTCAACAGCCCACAGATATTTCAAATATAAATCCACAGGCACCCCAAGATGATACAATAGTAAGTTCAGGTGGTTCTATGGTTGGAATAGCTAATTTATCATTACCCGGTCAATTTGCTTTTCAAACACAATACATAGAAGTAACTAGAGATGGAGTAACTTCAATTTTACATAGTATGATTCCACAAAATCCTTCTTTACAAAATAGAAGAAGACAAGCAGATTTAACTTTAGGTAACATAACAGTGAGTATTACATAATGGCAGTAACATATTCTAATTTTTTGACACAAGTAAGAAACTATACCGAAGTAGATAATAATGTTTTAACAGACGCAATACTTCAAGACTTCATAAGATCTGTTGAATTAGATATTGCTGGTAAAGTTGATTATGATGATTTGAGAAAATATTCTACATCCAACTTTACATTAAATAACAGATATCTAAGTTTACCCTCTGATTTAACTATAATAAGATCGGTACAAGTTATCAATAGCGGCACTAGACAGTTTCTAGAAAAAAGAGATACAAGCTATATTTCTGAATATAATAGTTCTTCAGCTACAGGGGTCCCTGCCTATTGGGCTAGTTGGGATGATTTTAATTTATTAGTGGCACCTGTTCCTAATTCAGCATATGAAGTACAAATAAATTATATTACGGACCCACCTCAATTTACTTCAACTAACGAAACTTTTATATCTAAATATCAAGAATCTATGTTGTTACATGGTGTTCTAACAGAATCTTTCAGATACCTAAAAGGTCCTATGGATATGTACAATCTTTACGAAAAGAAGTACAATGAAGAAGTACAGAATTTTGCCCTACAACAAATGGGTAGAAGAAGACGAGCGGAGTATGATGATGGTGTACCTAGAGTACAAATACCTTCACCTCCTCCAAACACAAATTAATAAGGAGAATAATTATGGCAATAACAACAAATGCAATCTGTGATTCTTTTAAAAAAGAATTACTACAAGGAAAACACGATTTTGATACATCATCTGATACTTACAAATTAGCGATGTATACAAGTTCTGCAACTTTAGGAAAGTCAACAACAAACTATGCAACTACAAATGAAGTTACTTCATCAAACTACACAGCGGGTGGTGGAGCACTAGTCAATCAAGGTGTAAAAGTTTCATCTTCAGTAGCTATTACTGATTTTGCTGATCTTAGTTTTCAAAACGTAACTCTTACTGCAAGAGGTGCTTTGATTTATAATACAACAACTGACGGTGGTACAGGTACTACTGATGCAGTCGCTGTATTAGATTTTGGAAGTGATAAAACTGCAACTGCAGGGACATTCACTATTCAATTCCCAGCATTTACTACTTCTGCTGCTATTTTAAGAATAGCCTAATAAAGGAATAAGATGATATGGCTACTGGATGGGGTAAGAAAACATGGGGTGCAGAATCTTGGGGAGACCTAAGCGATACCTCCGTTAACCTTAGTAGCCTATCATTAACAACATCAATTGGAACTGAAACAACATCTGCAAACGCTATTGTTTCAGTTTCAGGTATACAATTAACTTCTACTATTGTATCAGCAACAGCAGGGACTTCTGCTTTAGTTTTAGCTACTGGAAATTTAGAGTCTATGGCTGTTGGAAGTGTTTCAACACCTATTGGACAAGATGTTGCTGTATCTGGTTCACAATTAACTTCTACTTCAGGAACTGCAACAGTAGATGACACAACTTTGACAGGAGAAGGTTGGGGTAGAGGTGAATGGGGAGAGTTTGCTTGGGGTGATAATTTTTCAGTTCAATTAACTGGTCTACAGGCTTCAGCAACTTTTGGTAGTGATGTTACTGCATTTACAGATGTTACCGCTTCAGTTACAGGACAACAATTAACTGCTTCTTTCTCTCATCCATCTTTTTCAATTCAAATTGACCAAGATATATTTGTATTAGCTTCGGAAGATCAATTAGATGCGTTAACTACATCCTCTACAGTAACAGCAGATGCCAATGTAAGTGTAACAGGTATTCAAGCTACAATGTCTATAGGAACTGCTGTAGGTGGTCTTAAAACTCCAGTAGATGTTACAGGTATCCAAGCTACTATGACTTTGGGTTCTATAACCCTAATTCAATCAACTAATGAATCGGTTACCGGACAACAGTTAACAATGGCTCTTGGACAGCACGCAGATATACCAGGTCAAATTATAGGTGTAGGAGGGTTACAATTAACAAGCTCTATAGGATCTGTAACAGCAGAGGGTGCTGCAAACATTGATGTTACAGGCATACAATTGACAGCTTCTGTTGGAAGCCTTAATATAACAGCATGGGCAGAAGTAGATCCAGACGTAAGTAATACTTGGCGAGAGGTTGATCGAGCTGCTTAAATAAGGTAAAATTATAATTATTTAGGAGATAAAAATTTATGACATCTAGTTATTCTACAGATTTAAAACTCGAACTAATGGTGACTGGCGAAAACGCTGGTACATGGGGAGATTTAACAAATACAAACTTAAATGTAATTCAACAAGCAATCGCTGGTTTCGAACAAGTAACCTTATCAAGTGGTGGTACACTAGCACTTGTGATGTCAGACGGTGCGTTGTCAAACGCAAGAAACATGGTAATTAAATTTGCTACAGCTTCAATTGCTGCTAGCACAATTTGTACAATTCCAGATTCAATAGAAAAATTTTATATTTTTGATGCAACGGGTTTGACTAATCCAACTAACCTTACAATTAAAACTGCATCAGGTACTGGATTTACTTTAGACCAAG